GTTTGCGTTGAGATCCCACCCCCCTACCCCTTGCCTCGGCTCGTGCTCGATCAGCGTGCGAGATCACGTTCAAGCTCACCTGGTCGCGCACCAGGTGAGTCACGCCGAGGCCTCGCGGAGAGTGTTGCGGCGCCGCAACACATCGGCCTGAGCTCCGGGCCGAAGGACAACGAGCATGAGCGCCTGGAGGTGAGAGCAGCGGCCCTTCGCCGGGCAGTCGCACCACCAACCACCGGGGCCGTAGCCCAGTCGGTAGATCTCCGCGCTGTCGCCTCTGCATTGAGCAAGCACAACGTCACCAACGACGTGACGAACGTCGAGGCGACCTTCGACCAGGTATCGGCGACCCTTCACCTCGAAGGATTCCCGGGGGCTCATCTGTGCTTATCCCCCTCTGCGGGCCCTGCATAGCTGCACACCCCTCATCTACCTGCGCTTTCAGCCATGATGGGTGCAAGGGTGTGCGGCAGGAGCTCGACCTCCTCAGGCATCGGGTCAGCGATCCGATAGCGGGCAGGCCGGCCCCGCCGGTCCTCCAGGTTCTCCACGTAGCCCCGCTCCCTGGCCGCTTGCAGGCGCCGCTGCACCACCGAGCGGTCGAGCTTGAGGGCATCCTCGACGGTCCGCGTCGTCACCCCGTCGGGATGAACGGGAGCGAGCTCCGCCACACAGCAGACCGTCTCCCGGACTGTGGGCGATACGGTGGCTCCGACTCCCTGGGCGACCAGGTCGACCACCAGATCCCGGACCTCCAGATAGTCCTCCTCCGAGGCCACGATGCGACCGGCGCTGTCCGTCTCCCGGGAGAGCTGGTGCAGGATGGCGTGAGCCTCGATCAGCCCGAGGATCGCCGCGAAGTCCCGGCGGAGCCGTACCGCGACCGGCGGGATCTGCTCGGCGAGCCAGTCCGCGTACGGCACGTCGACCTTGTGGTTCGCACCTGCGATCCACCGCTGGAATGCACGCCATTCAGACAGGTCGGGGAGCCGGCCGGGGGCGTAGCGCCGGCGGGCCGTCTCCTTCAGGACGGCGGCCGTCTGCTCCCTCGAGTCGTTCGTGGGGAGCGAGATCATCCTGGTCTCGTTCTCGTTGTGGAGGCTGGTCGCGGTGGTGGACAGGATGATGTTCGTCGGTCCCTCCTTCTCGATGACCTGGGTCACGAACCCTCCATCCTTGTTCCTGACCGTGACCGGATAGCGAATGCGACCCTCGGAGAGCAGCGTCCGGACGAAGTAGGCGGTGAGGTTGGACTCGGTCTTCTCCCGTTGCTCTCGGAGCGCCACGGCCTCGAACAACACCAGGGTCCGGTGGGCGAAGTCGCGCTTGTCGTAGATGAGGGCCCGCTCGCTCATCGCCGTGAGCTCGATGTAGGCCTCCTCTGGGAAGAACGCGAGCACCTGGTCGATCGTGTAGGACTTGCCCGAGGAGGAGACGCCCTTCATCGACTCGGACACCGGCTCCTCGAGAACTCGGCTGGTGATCGCGAGGTAGACGAGCTTGGCGTTGCGGTCCTCCCCGACGACGCCGCACATCCTGAGCTGCGCAGCGAACCGGTCGAGGATCCGCTGGTCGCGGGCTAGGTCCGGAGGGGTGTGCACCTGTGCAGTGACCGCGGAGGGGGGTATGTGGCCGTTCTCGCTGGTGGCGCATTCCCAGCACAGCCCGTCCAGCTCGGGCGCGGCCTCGTACTGCCCGCAGTGGATGCAGTCGGGTCGGTCCATCACGCCGCCCACCACCCCAACTGTTCGAGGAGCTCTCGCTGGCACCGGCCGGCCTCGGTGCGAAGCCACCAGTGAGGCCGCTCGCGGGGAAGCGTGTTGACGACGAGTCGGAGATCGGCCGCGCCGTAGACCTCGGGTCCGACCGTCGGGGTATGATGCCGCTGGTCTTGCTTGGCGGCGAGGCCTTCGGGGCGGCCCTCTCGGGGGCCGCCTTCGTCTTCGGGCCTCATGGCGCAGCCTTCCCGTTCACCAGCGCCGCGGCGACCCTGCGGGCGACCTCACGATCGCGGACGTGGCGGGGGAGACCCTGCGCCTTGCGGGTACGGCGGGCGAGCTCCTCGCCCAGCTCGCGGGGGTTGACCGAAGGAGGTCGCCCGCGCTGATCGTTCTCCGACAAAGAAGAAAGCACCGACGACCTCCTCGGTCGCCGATGCCCAATCGGGTGATTCAGTCGGGCGGTTCGCCCCAGACGCCTATGGAACTACGCCGGGGAGCGTAGCACCGGGCACGGACAATGCAAGTCGCGCTCCGAGCCCATGACGCTCTGGAGCCACTCGAGCGGCAGCGGGTGCGGCCCGTTGCAGCGAGGGCACCACGTCTCGATCACGTCGGTGCCTTGCCAATGGCCCTCGACCCAAGGCCCCTCAAGCGGCATCGAGCCTTCGAGGAGTCTGAGCTTCCGCCGCTTCGGGGGCTCAGGTTCCACCGTGTAGGTGGGAGGGGGAGTGCCGATGTACACGTTCATGAACCCCTCGACGTCCCGGTCGATGCGCGCGATCGGGTCCTGCTTGTGGGTCTGACAGTGGATCCGCACCACGGGTTTCCCCTTTCCGTCAGGCGCGCCAGCGGATATCTAGGCGCTCCGGGTCGAACCTGTAGACCGTCGACGGCGCGATCGTGACGGCCTCGATCAGCGCCGCGAGGAGCTCCCGCCGACGGGGCGTATCCCAGGTCGGCCAGGCCGCTCGAGCGACCGCCGCCGAGGAGATGCCGGCGAGCGCCGCGGTGTCCTCGGCCTTCGAGAGCGCCTGCTCGGCCCGGGCGATGCGCTCGGTGAGCTCGGTCCTGGCGGCGAAGAACTCGGCCCGGGTGATGGCCTTCTCGACGTAGTGGTCGCGGGCGAGCTCCTCCAGCGCAGCCCGGTCGGCGGTGACCCGCTCCACGAGCTCGGTGCCGGCGGCGTCGGCAGCGGCGACGGCCAGGGCTCGCTCGACAGCGCCCCCGTCGATCGCCGCGAACACGGCCTCGGCGATCACGGCCTCGGTGGGTTCCGCCACGATCCGCATCTGCCCGCAGCCGCCGGACTCCCGCAGGCAGGCGTAGGACCGCTTGCCGTGGTTCGGGTGGCCGCGCATCGGCTGGCCGCACCGTCCGCATTCGATGAGCCCGGTCAACAGATAGGTCCCACGCCCGCCGCGCGGTGCCGGCCGGCGAACGGCCAGGCGCCGCTGCACGGCGTCCCATGTGCGGCGGGGGAGCACGGCCGGCCAGACCGCCGGGTACAGCTCGCCCTTGTACTCGCGGAGGCCGGCGATCCGGGACAGGCGCAGGGTTCGCCGTAGCAGCCGGAACGACCACTCAGCGCCGGTGCCGGTTCGGATGCCACGGGCCCGCCAGTCGGCGGCGATGGCGTAGGTGCTCTCCCCGTCGATCACCCGGCGGGCGGCCTCGCGGAGGAGCTCGGCCTCGGTTTCCTCGAGCTCCATGCCGCCGGCCTTGTAGCCGTACGGTCGCAATCCGCCTCCGTTCGTCCGCCCGGCGAGCGCGATCTCCCGAGCCTTGGCCCGCTGACGCTCGGACTTGCGCTCCACCTCGTGGGCGTCGGCCGCGGCCAGGATCCGCGCGAGCATTCTCCCCGACGCCGTGGCGACGTCCAGGTCGCCGGCCTTGACCGTGGCGACGGGGATCCCGGCCGCCTCGACGGCGTCCACGAATGGCTCGAGGTCGCGGAATCGACGATGGAGGCGATCGGTGTGCCAGGCGAGCACGCCGTCCACCCGACCCTCGCGGATGTCAGCGAGCATCCTGGTGTACGCCGGCCGTGGCTTGCCGTTGAAGGCGCTGCGATCGTTGTCGACGTAGACCTCGCCCACGGTCCACCCGTGGCGCTCGGCGAGCGCGAGACAGTCGGCCCGCTGGCGTTCGACGCCGAGGGCCTCGCCGTTGCGATCCTGGGAGATCCGCAGGTAGACGGCTGCGACGGTGGGCGCTCGGGTGCTCATCGTTGTGTCCGGGTGAGCCTAGCACACGCTGGTACGTATCGGAACCGCCACCGCCACCTTAGGACTAGCGCCGCTCAAGGCGGGATGATGGCCGATCATCGCGTCAGCCGGGAGGCATGGGAAGAGCGGGTGACCCAGGTTCTCGAAAGTCTCAAGCGGAGACGGGCGCGCCAGCAAAGAATCCGGCGGGTCATTGGTGGCGAGCTCGCACGGGAAATGCTTGTATCTGCCGCGGGAACGGTGCTCGGCGGGCTCCTGCTCGCCCTGGGAGCTGCCGCTCTCGGACTGATCCAGGGGCTCGGTTCCCTTGCGCTGTTCATCATGGGCGCCGTCGCTTTCGCGCTGGTCATCCTCATCGGGGTGGGGCTGCTCGCCGGAGAGGGACTGGGCGTGTTCGAGGAGCTAATCCAGGGCCCAGGGCCTCCCGAGTCGCGCGAACTGTACGAGCTCCATGAGCTCGGCAAGCTCCAGGGCTGGGATCTGATCGAGTTCATCGCCGAACTGACGCAGCGAGCGAAGTCGAAGGCAGCCGACTAGCGCGCCGTGGGGTTCTACGCGAGGAACTCGAGGCGCTCGCGCTCGTCGCCGACGGCCATGAGGGCGTGGAGCAGCTCGGAATCCTCGGCTGAGAGCACCGCGTCGAGCTCGTAGCTCGACAGGCTCATGGCCGGCCGCCACCCGTCGCTTCGCGGCGTCGGGTAGAAGCCGGCGAAGGCTCGCTCGGCCTCGGTGAGGCGCTCGCCGGCGAAGGCGAGACTCTTCACGCAGTCGTAGCACCCGCGGAGCCCGAAGGCGGGGACGCCGTGGCGGGGACATTCGTGGGCCACGGCGGGATTCTAGCCCGAGCAAATCACACGGTGGTGATTCTGGGCCGCAGCCGTCCTTGACCGCCCGAAAAACCGAGAAACTCCGAAATCCGGGCTGAAACGCGGGCTCGACCGACGCCGAGGGCCAGGGTGCAGGTGCCTCACCCGCGTTTGCGTTCGGCTCCCGCCCCCCCAGCCCGTCTCAGCCGTTGTCGCCGCCGCAGAGGGCCCGAAGGGCCAGGCGTACCGACCAGCCATCGGGAGCCGCAGACGTGCCTGGAGGATATTGCGCGGTGGCCATCCAGGACTGGGAGCTCGGCTATCAGCTCGCCTCTTCCCGCTCGGCGCGCTGCACGCGCTTCAGCAAGCTCTGGGGAGTGACCCCGTAGGCCCTAGCGCAGGCCGAGATGCCCAGCTTTCTGACGGTGGTGGCCCAGGCGCGCCGGGACTGAGCTATCCGGGCCTCAGCGGCCCGGAGACGGCGTTCCTGGGCCTCTGTGAGCCTCTTGGGCTCCGGCCACGGCATGGTGCCCAGTCTGGCTGGCAGCCCTCCGGGTGCAAGCATTTTCCCCATCGCCTCGAAGCCTACCCGAAAGAGGGTTGACAGCCAATCTGGAACAGGACTACCGTGGCCACGCTCTGTGGAGGAGGTGGCCCCCATGCAAACCCCGCATGTCCAAACCGTCGTCCGTGAGGTGGTCCGCTGCCGGATCTGCGACGGGGACTTCCTGATCGACGGACCAAGCGGCTTCTTCCCGCACCTCGTCCGAGAGCACCCTGAGAGCCACCTCGGCCACGAGGTGCTCAGGGCCCTGGCACGGCTCGCCCTTCCCCCGGGCCGGGCATGAGCGACGAATGGGCCTTCGGGCCGAGGAGGAGGCGCCCTTGGAAGAGGTGGCTTGGCTGGGCGGCGCTGGGGCTCGCGAGCTTCGGCGCCGGGTTCGCAGCATTCGTGACGACGCACTGAGGAAGGGGAAACCATGAGGAAGATCTTGGCGGCCACCACGGTGGTCGCGGTGATGATGCTGGCGGGCTGGGCGACTGCCCAGTGGCTCGTGGGTGGCGCGGGTCGGGGATTCGCTCGCGCCGGGCACCTCGAGGCGCTGACCACCGTCGACCTGGTTCGGGCCGACGTGACCGGCGATTTGTTCCCAGGCCAACGAGGCGATCTCCACATCCGGGTCCGGAACGTGAATGGCTTCCCGGTGACCATCACGCAGGTGAACTTCGACGGGCAGGCGATCATCACGACGGACGACGCGAATTGCCCAGGGTCGGCCGTGTCCACGCCGGGCCTGCCGGCGACGAACCAGTCGCTCGGGCCGATCCCGGCCAACGGGACGGGGACGATCGTGCTCGCCGACGCGGTCGAGATGGCCGCCAACGCGCCGTCAGCGTGCCAGGATGTGCTGTTCAGCGTGCCGATCGCGCTGCTCGGCCAGGGCTAAGAGCCCCCCGAATCACCGAAGGCCCTCGCGCTGCTCGGCGGGGGCCTTCGCTACGGAAAGGAGGTTCTGATGCGGTTGTACATCTACGACCGGGCCGGCTTCGTTCGGGCGGAGATCGCCGTCCCGGATTCAGAGTGGGCGCAGGTCCGAGCCGGCCGATGCGGGCCCGAAGGTGTCCTCGACATCTCCCTGAACGAGAGCTCCGAGGCGCTCGAGCGGGACGAGCTTCTGGCCGTCTCAAGTCGCCGCCGCGCACTGCACGCCTGGGAGGCTCGGGACGACAACAAGTTCGAGGCGACGATGGAGCGCCGATGGCTCGAGGCCGACGTCCAGACGGTCAAGGAACACGCCGGCTGGGGCTGCTCGGAGGCCCTGGAGTTGGTCCGGGCTGGGATGCCGCCGGAGGAGACCCACCGGTTCGGTGCCGAGCATGTCTGCGGGCGGTTGCGGGCAGTCTGAGATCCGATTGGTGGCGGAGGGCCGGGGGGCACACGGTCCCCGACCCTCGCGCCGATCTCGCGGAGCAGCGCTTCGCCGGACGATGGATGTCCACCGAGGGAATCCGGAGCGCTGCGGTGGCCGCACGCCGCGAGCCGAGCGGTGAAGGAGTAGCTGTCCCTCGGTGTGACTCAGGTCCTCGCTTTCTTCGGCTCGAAGTGGTCCGGGTTGGCCTTGACGAGCTCGTCGGATGCCTCGAGCTCCTCGCCGGCCTGGACCACGCGGTAGCCGTCGTCCGTGATCGACACGAACGACGTGACCGCGACCACCTTTCCCGATGCCTTCCGCGCCGTCGCCATTTCTATGTGTTGAAGTTGGAGAGCCTGAACGCGTCTGCGATCAGGACGTCGGCGCCCGTTCGGAAGTGCATGTAGAAGCCGCGCTGCCCCGTTGGCCGATGCGCAGCCCCCACGACCAAGGGCAGCGTCTCGATGGCGGTCCCAATGCGGTCGACGATGGCGTACTGGGCGAAATCACCCGAGAGCACGAGGTAGTCGGCGGCCGCGCCGGTCAGCGTGCCGTCCATGCTCGAGTTCTCGAAGATCTCCCAGCCGAGCGCCTTCGGGCGCGGGCCGGAATCGTCGACGACGCTGTAGTTCAGGCCCGTCGCCTGCGGGAGCTGCCGATAGCCGTTGATGATGGACAGGTTCATCATCCACTTCGCGTTGGGCCGCCATCTCGCCGGCAGCGCCGCCTGGTTGGTGTACAGGTCGCCCTGGGCCAAGACGTTCGTGCCGGTGGCGATGACGGTCGAGCCGCCGGCCGCGACGAGCGCCGTGATGATGCCCACGGGGCCGTTGGTCTGGGTGATCGTGAAGCCCAAACCCTCCTGAACCGCCTTGGCGTCGGCCAGGACCCCGCCAACTTGCTGGGCGATATCGGAGTCCTCGAAAAGCTCGATGCTCACGGGAACGAAGGCCGCGCCCTTCTTGCACGTGATCGCTGGCTGGAGCAAGGTCGGCGAGTCGTCGGTCTGCTCCGTCGCCTCCGGCGTCCAGGTGCTCGTCACGCCGAGTGAGGTCACAAACCTCTTTTCGTTGAAGGCTGTGGTGGCCACCCGGGCGATCTGCCGAAGGGGAGAGATCGCCCCGGCGTTCGCGATCAGGATCTGCGGATCAAGTTCATACGGCGCGAGAAATCCGCCGCCCTGCGTTCCAAGGCCGAGCGCTCGCTCGAGCAGTCGGACTTTCTTGACCGCCTCCCGCTCGGGCTCGGTCCATTCGTGGCCGCCGGAGACCGGATCCCTGAACCAGGCCGCGAAGGCCCTGTAGTAATTCCGGTCCGCGAGGGCCGTGATGAGGCGAGCCATCCGCTGGTCCGGATCGTCGTCGGCTCGGATCTCCGACTCCATGTGTGCCTTGGCGTTGTCGGGCAGGAACGAGGCCCGCTCGTTCGACCGGAGCGCCTGGTCGCGGGCCAGGCCGTGGAACACACGCTGCTCGTCGGGCTCGCGCGGAGCAGGCCCACCGAATCCCGAATCCGCGCGCCCGGGCTCCCCGCTTTCGTACGCCATGCGGAGCTGCCGCTCGCGGACCCGTCGCTCCTGGATCGTTTCAACGAGCTCTTGGCGCTCGGCGTGCAGGTCGTCCCACACCGCCTTCTGCTCGTCGGTGAACTTCTTGCCTCGGGTGGCGAGATCGGTCCCTTCGATCATCTTGTCGACGAGCTGCAGGCGCTCCGAGAGCTCTTCGACGGTTTGGTACGTCGTTTCGGGCACGTCATCCTCCTAGCGGTTTGCCTCGGAGGCGGCGTGGAGGCGTCGGACCGAGGCGAGGGGTGAAGCCGTGGAGGCCCGGGGGGGCCGGGCCCCACGCGGCTGGCGACACTATCCTCGGCGATTGACCGCCGCCCTCGCGCAATGGCCGGTCGGCGCCCGGCGCGGTTCGTTCCGACGGGGGCATTCTACGCCTCGCCGCCGGCGTCGCCGAGGAGGAGCTCCTCGATTTCGAGGTGGAGCGCCTTCACGGTCAGCACCTCGCCGAAGAGCACACGGAGCCGATCGGGTGGAAGATCGACCAGGACGTCGCAGAATGCGCGTTCGACGGGGGACAGGCGATCGTCGTGCTGGCGGCCGACCGGGATCCTGATGCACACCTCATCGTTCACTGTGGCTCCTTCCCGTGGGGAGACCGCGGCCGGCGACGCGGGGCGAGATCGTCGCCGGTGAGGTCCACGAGCGGTGGCGCTTCGTCGCGGTCGATCCCGGTGAACAAGTCCTCGAGATTCCGGCGCGCCTGTGTGAGTTGGATCCCGAGCGACAGGCGTGCCCGGGGATTCAAGCCGAACCGGTCCTCGAGCGCCCGGATCTCGGCGTCGCAGGTCGCGAGGTACTTCGCCAACGGGTGCAGGGTGAGCTGCCCCTGGGAGCCGATGGCGGTCGGGCCAGTGGGGAGCTTCTGCACGATCCGATACGTCCTCTCCCGTTCGTCTTTGAGCCGGGCCAAGCGCTCGAGGGCGTGGACGTCGGTGTCAGCCTGGACCGCCTTGGCGACATCGGAGCCCCAGAAGGCGAACCACCACGCCCGGGTATCACGAAGGAGCCCCTTCGGCGGCTTCGGGGCCTCGAGCTCGCCGACGATGGCCAGCTCCGGTGACTTCGGCCGGTTGCGGCGGAGGCGCCGGCCAGGCTTCGGGGTGGGACCGCGGCCGGCCATCAGCGCCTCCCGGTCCGTCCCGCCCGCCCGGGCGCGAAGGGCCTGGTCAGATGCCGGATCTGCGGGCGGCCACGGGAAAAGCCAGATCCGTTCACAAAAAAGCTCAGACTCGTACAACTTTCGAGCCGATTTGCAGGGTGTACAGGGGTCGATGTGCGTTTGCGTTGAGATCCCACCCCCCTACCCCTTGCCTCGGCTCGTGCTCGATCAGCGTGCGAGATCACGTTCAAGCTCACCTGGTCGCGCACCAGGTGAGTCACGCCGAGGCCTCGCGGAGAGTGTTG